CGCGCAGAGATAAACATTTCATCGGGTGCCGCATTGAAGACAATCCGGTCCTGCTTGACGCTGACCAGTTCCTGCAATGGCTTGGGCATCATGCCAACCCAGCGCTTCAACTCGGCAAACATTGCGTCAAACAACTGCGCACTTGTCGGTGCCGTGACCACCACCTTCACAGGTGATCGGGTCATAAAAAACCACAGCATGGCCCACGAACTGGCCGTAGATTTGCCTACGCCGTGGCCCGAGCGCACGCTTATCTTACGGTCTCCACGGGCCACTGCGGCAAGAAATTTTTCCTGCCACGGGTCAGGGTCAACCCCGAGCACCTCCTTGACGAACAGCACGGGGTCGTTGCTGTATCTGTCAACCCACTCGGCGAACACATTCTTTTTTGTCATATGCGTCAAGTTTACAGGCTGGGGCGCTTCTTTGGCAGCGGCGACCAGTGTGTGTAGAAGCTGGTATCGCCGTTCAGCGTGCCGTACTGCGCCACCCCGCCGATGCTGAGCAATTGCAACTTTGCGCTTCTCGGCGTGTCGGCGTCAATCGGCATCCAGTACACATCGGTGGCCACCGCCACGGTCTTGCCGGAGTTCAGCGTGAAGCTGCTCGGCAGGTACTCGTCACCCACGGGCCACCGCCTTCTTTGAAACGATCTTGGCCCGAGCCTCACGCCTTCGCCGGTTGTACTCGCTCTGGTAGGTGTCGGGCTTGATCTCGCCCCTCTTAATCTTTTCCTCTGTCGTGTACGCCATCCAGTCAAATGGGCTTGTTAGTTTCTTTTTCATTGCAGTATTTAATGTGAAATTCATCGTTGATCTGACGCTGGCACAATTCGCAAATCGGCTTGCGAAAGATTTCGTCGTACCGCTTGGCGTAGTCGCTGTGGCTCACCGACAGCGGCCTTGGTGCTGAGCCCTTCCCACCGTCGCTCATGTTGGCTCTTTCAGAATAATCTTTTCCAGCACTTCCATTGACTCAAGCAATTCTTGGTCAATAAATGGTGGCAAATGATTTTTTGTACTAAAGGCCCATGATTCAAGTGCCGACAGTAATTTAAAAATTTTTAATGCGTCTGATCTACTCATGTTGACTCCAGTCCACGGTCAAACGCCCACGCATTCCAGTCGATCTCTTTGATGGGTGCCGTCTCTCCGGCTGTCACGCATTTGCCGCCCGCGTTTGGCGTACTTACCGACCCTTGAGGTAATCCGTAAAAACCCTCGTTGTCGGCTGCAATCTGCGGTGTGCATGTGTTTTTCTCCTTAAGTTTAGCTTCGATGGCTAGATACTCGTCTTCCGATATTTCTAACAGCCATGTTGCCATTTCATCTGCACTACACAGTGGGCGTATAGCATCGTACATTTCCTTGTGTGTTAGCCCTACCCACTCGCGCTTGTAGACTTCACCCACGGGTATCTCCTTCGTGACCGTGACAACGGTTTTTCCGTCGAACCATGTCTTTGTGATGTGGTTGGTCATCGTGCATCCTTTGGTGGTGTGCATGTGTGAATGTCAGCAGTGCGCTTGCCGCAGCGGGGGCAGAAGTTGCGCTCCTCTGGCTGTGCCACAGCTTCGCGCAGGGCGGCTTCGGCGCTCTCCACTTTCTCGTCGTCCAGCACCCAGCAAGACCCGGCCCCGTGCCATTCGATTGACTCCAGCGCCTCAAGCGCCAGCTTCAGTGCTTCGTCTTTAGTCATATCAATACCCCCACCGAACACGGAAACACACTAGCCAAAGGTGCAACACAAACTCATTGCCACTGGCTATGAATCCCACGGCAAAGCACGGCCACTTGCGGGGCCAGAACTCAGTTATCAGGTGCAGTTTCTTGTTCATTCCAAGCCTCCTTCCATAACCCACTGCTCGGCTTTCTTGGTCATGAACAAGCCCTCGGCGCGGGTCATCTTTGACGACCTGACAATGAGCACGCCCGCTGAGTCGTAGCCCAGCACCAGCACATCGGTAAGCTCCTTCATTAGGGCTGAGTTCAGCGCTTGCTCGGCTGTGTAGTTGACGCTGGCTGGCAGCGCGATAACAGTCATGTTGTTCATATCTTTTCTCCTTCTCCGTCTTTGCGGTTGATCTCTACAGCGGCGTGCTTGTAGTAGTTGTGGTATGGCGAGGCTTTGTTGTGCATGTACAGCATCAGGTTGGTGATGCGGCGGCGCTCATCAGCACGGACAAGTTCGGCAAAGCGTTCAAGGAACTTAGTGGTAGGCGCAAAGCCACCAAGCTCTCGGGTCATCTCAGTGATTGTTTTCATATCAGCAAGCTCCAAATCCAGACGCCAGTGAAGAAGATCAGGATGCAGGCCACAGCCAGCACCACCATGATGCCGGTCAGCATCACCGTGCCAACCGTGTGCCACTTTTCCGGCACCGGCTCAATGTCAGGTGGTATCGCCGGATACGGCTTGATCTTGCGGACCACCTCCACCGTGGCCGTGTCGTACTTGCAGTCCCAGATGCACTCGGGCAGACACGGGCATTCGATGCGGCCCGTGTCGCAGTAGCGGCGGGTCATGCTGTCCTCGCTTTCAACATTGCGTCTGCCATGATGTAAGCACGACTAGCATGTTCTGGAAATTCATCTAAACAAACGCCACCAATAAGCTCGCCCTGCATCGCCTTGGCCGCAAAGTAATCGCGTAGGGTCATGCCCGATGAAGCAAAGGTCAAGTTCGTGGCAGCAGCAGGGAACGCTCGAATGCCACTGTCTTTAATTGGGGATAACTCAATCATGTCTTCTCCTCAACAGCCGCGTAAGCCTTCAGCCGCTTAATCCTGTTCTTGTTGTACGCGACCAGCGCCTGCGCGTACTCCACGCCGGTCTCCGCACGCAGCAGCGCCATCTCGGCCTCAAACAACTCACCGGCCACAGCCTGCGCTGGCGTCACCGACTTCATCAGCAACCGCGTCTCGTTCCAGATTTCTTTAAGCATTACTATCTCTCCTTTTAATTATTCGACAAATTGTCATGTGACTTACTTCAAATATCTTTGCAATCTCTCTGTGGGTTAATCCTTGGTCGAATAACTTTAATACTCGGCTATTGGATATATTAACCCTCGGGCGTCCAGCATTAACCCTTTTCCCGCCATGGGTCATTGATATATGTCCTCCTTAATCGCAATCTCGATGACCTCTTTTAAGTCATCGCTGATTAACTCAAACACATCGGCCCCATTCACCCACACCTCGACCAATATCACCTGCTCAGGAAATGCAGGGGTAATCATCTCGCCGCCATCAATCACCGCAGGCTCTGCGCCCTCCCACTCGTACCAGCACTCCAGCGGCACTCGGCACAGTCCCGTCACATACTCATGCATCAGCTTCATTTCTCTTCTCCTTGTAGTGCCTTACGGATCGCTTCGTGAGAAACAATCACGCCGTGGCTGGTTTTTAAAACATTTGATATCGCACGCAGCGATATGCCAGTCGCCCGCATCTCTTTCGCATACGCCAGCGCAGCCTGCTCGTTGGCCACAGGCACCAAGGTCGCAGACTGTCCGGTGCCTTGGATGGCGTACCCGAACTTGGCCGAGCCACCCAAGTGCCCGCCGGCCTTGCGCTTGGCAGCCTGCCCCAATTTCTGGCGCTCCTTGAGCACCCTGCGCTCATGGCCGGCGAAGCTGCACAGGATCTCCAGCATGAGCTGGGCGTAGATGTTGCTGGCGTCAGTCACATCGCCGTGGCCGTTGATGATGAGCTTGACCTTCAATTCCTTGCACGCCTTGATCGACTGCAGGGCATCCAGCAGATCACGGCTGAAGCGGTCCAGCTTGGCCACGATCACGGTGTCGCCTTCCTTGAGGGTCACGCCGTTGGCGTTGAGGCGGTTGAAGAAGGGGTCAGCACCCGACACACCACCGTCCTCGATGAAGCGGTCAATGGCGAGGCCGTGGCTCATCGCGTTGCCCTTGATCTGCCGCCGCTGCTCCTGCATCGAGGTGTTGTCCACCTGCTCAGCAGTCGATACCCTCACATACCCATAGATCGTCATTTCGTTGCCTTGCTTGTTAATTAATTGACTCTGAGCGCAATTATGTAGCAGGTTGACGGGGTGACGCAAGTGTTATTTTGTAAATTTATAAAATTTTTTTTGATGAGTGTTGGGGTACAGCAGCAGCCGCCCCGCCGCCAGCGCCGGACGGGGGGGGGCAGCCGCCGGCCAGGGCAGACCGGCGCCTCAGACCCCCAAAACTAAGGGTTAACCCTCATCAATTGGGTCGTTGACAAGCCCGTTTACGGGATTGACATCGATGACGCGCTTACGCAATGCATCGAGCGCCATCGAGCCCAGGTCGATGTTGATGAGCGGCTGCTGCTTGTCGCCATACACCTCTGGGTTGAGCTTGGACGCCAGCCTCCAGCGGTTATCGCTGCGCAGCTTGGCCACCTGCACATCGTCACGGGTCGCAGCGTCAGCGATGCTGATGGTCTGTTCGGCTAAACTATGCGCACCTCGCGCACGGGCGCGTGCGAGGCTCTCTGCACGCGAGGGCACCTTTTCCAGCCAATCGTAGAAGCTGCCACAGCTTATCCCCACGGTACCGCAAAGGCTTTCGATGGTTTGGCCT